GTCGACCCTGATTTATAGGGCGGAATGATCAGCGTGGTTATTCCGGAGAGTTGTGGATCCTTCAAGCCGTTCGCCTGCGCGATCTGTGTCCATGCGGTCGAGTCTCCATATTCCTTAGAAGCGATGTCGAAGAGATGGCCGCCGCCGACGGTGATCGTCCTGCCGCTCGAATTGATTTGCGCCAGATTCGTTCGCATCCTGCCCAACAGTGAACCGATCTGCAGGTAATTGATCTGCTGGCCGTTGGCGCTCAGGATCGAAGAGAATGCCGCCACGTTCTGGACCGCCGGCACCGAAGGCAGCACGCCAGCCGGCACGCCCACGCTGGCCAGAATCGTGTCGACCTTGCCGACTGCGGAGGCAACGTAGGTCGACGCCGCATGCACCGATTGCAGGATGGTCGATACCTGACTCAAAGAGGCGCCTACCAGCGTGCTGACCGATCCGACCGCTGATTTCACGTTGCCGATCAGGCCTGAGAGCGTCGAGTCCCCTGTCGCCGAGGTCAACTGGTCAGCTGCGGACAGGTCCGCTCCGACAAGATCGTCGATATTCGGGCTGGCATCCGGAGAAACCGGATTCGTCAGGTCTTCCAGCACCTCGACCGTGATGTGGTACGGGATCCGGTAGAACCGGTAATCCGGGTCAAAGCTGCTGATGAAAACCACCAGGCTGATCTCATCAAAAAACAGGTTCAGTGGCTGGGCCGCATCCGCCATTTGCTTGAGAATCAGCGCGCGATCAAGAGCAGATTGCCCCTGCTTCGTCGGAAAGAAGGTGCCGGACCATGAAACAGGTTTCCAGTCCGGGCCCATTGGCTGGATGTCGCGCACACCGCCGATCATCTTGTTGATCGCGAGTCGTTGCGGTCCAGCGAATGGGATGTCTTCCGGCACCTCCATATCCTGGAAGATGAAATCGCCAAGAACGAGTCCTGCTGCCATATCAGTAGTTCATCCCTGGGAGCGGCATCATCAATCCACTGTCGATGCCGCCCGTGTTGGTTGCCGATGCTGCCTGCTTGGCGAAGTGCGGCGCCATTACTTGGCCGACCTTGTGACCATCTAGAATCACGTCACCGTGCCCCCCAGATGATTTATTCCGCGAAGGCGGGAGCGCGAAAGAATGACTCCTGTATCGCATCTCTGCATCGAGCGCTTCCTGAGCATCTTTGGAGCCAAATTTCGCCAAGATTGTGGCGATAGTCCCGCCGATGGTGTTTTGCGTGTCCGTGGAGAGGCTATCGTATATCTTCGTTCCGACTGCCCATCCGACCATTGCCGCTCCGGCCACACCGGCAATTTTCCCAAGCAGTGCCAATTGACCGCCGACTGTCGAAAGACTGCCGGCAATACTGGCAATGCCAGATGCGCCGCCGATATTGCTGAACGCCATAGCAACCGCCAGACGACCAAGCGGTGCGGCACTCAGCGTCGCAGCTACGCTTAAAAGCCTGATACCACTACCGATCATCATGAGTGGCCCGGATACCATCATCGCGACCGACAGGCCCGCGATGCTCTTAACCAGCATACTCAATCCATCAGGATGCTTTTCCAACCATGTGCCAAAGTCCTTGACCAACGGGATGGCCTGCTCCAGTGCTGATTTCACCAACGGCAGTGCTACCGTTCCGAATTCCAGTTCGAGCTGGTTGATTTTGGCCATCAGGTCAGCCTGGTCTCCTGTGGTTGATCCAGCGCTCTGTCCGTAAAGCGCATTCACCCCCATGGCGTTTTTAGCTTGGGCCACGTAATTGCCGATCTGCCCCTGTTCCAGATACATCTGGGCGAGGAAATCGCTCGCAGTGCGATGCCCGGCCATTGAGTTCAGTTTCATGAGCACGGCATTCTGGTCGCTCATGTTGACGCCGCTTTTCGCGATCGCCGGAAGGATGTACCGCTGCAGGTACAGGTCCGGGCGACTCATCAGCAGTTGAGAATCCTTCAGGCCGCCTGCGTCGACCTTGGTAATGTGACCCGTGGTACCGTAATGAATGGCTTTCGGATCGAGTAAGCCGAGTTTCTTCAGCGTCTCGGCGATCTGCTGCGGCATGCGGCCAGCAACCAGATTCTGATACGTCGACATCAGCGCAGTACCGGAGCGTGAACCACCCTTCTCCTGCATGATGTGGCCAAGCGCGAACATGAAGTCGTCACCGACGCTTTTGGCCGCGGTACCACCTGTCTTCATCATCGCGAGGAAATCAGACGGCTTGACCATGCCGCCGGACGCGACGAAGCTCTTTGTGAAGAGGTCCGCCATGGACATCATCCGCTCCTCGGAGAAATTGCGCATCAAGCCGCGCATCTCCATGACCTTCACGATGTCATTGAACTGCCGTTCTGCGTTGGCGCCGTGCCCTTCGCCATTGCCGTTGGCCGACATGTAGGTCTCAATGCCGAATCGCATCTTCGCCAGTAGCGGAGCCAGTTCGGCGGTATGGCGCAGGTCGCCTGTGATCGACTGAGTTTCCGTGACCAGGCGCAGCGCTTCCGTCGAGGTGGTGCCCTTGATGCCTGCCGCAATGGATTGGCTCAGTTTGGCAAGGCCGGACGTCGAGCCAGCTCCGAAGCGGTTGTCGAGATTCAGCGCCTTGAGGCGGTTCATCTGCTGTTCGAACCGCACCGCCTCGTTGGTCGAGGCCTTTAGAACGGCGGCGAGGCCAAATCCGGCACCGGTGACCAGAAACCCGGTCCGGAACATCTTTCCAATGCCATCCAGGCGTTTCTGGAGCTTTTCGGCGTGTTGATTGCCTTCCAACAGATGCCGGTTTATCATGCCCATGGCACCGGACAGCTGGTCGGTCAACCGCAGCTTAATCGCTACTTCATAGGCGTCGAACATCGTGGATACTCTCTGGATTCGGATACAAGGCCGTCTGGCCGACAGGTTCCAAGGGATTCAATATCCGGCACCGGATTACCACCCCACACGTCGCGCGCCGTTTTTCAAGTACCAGATGCCCATCTGGAAGCGCATGTCGCTGTTCTTCTTCTCGATTCTCATGATCCTGCTGGGCGTCACATCGCTCGCCGTCGGCACTCTTATCGCCTATGTGGTGGTTCGGGCGATTTGCGCTACTTGATCAGCAACTTATAGACGTAGGAAGACACCACTTCTCCGCTGAGTGCAGCGGTCGCGGTTCGACCGATGATGCGCGTGATCTTCTTCCGATTCGCAAATGCGGCCGGCCCAAGGAAAGGTCTCGCCGGCATCTTTGATGTCCCAAATTCCTGAAAAGCGGCGACCGGCATCTTCGAACCGATGATCGCTTCGAGCGCATGGTGCTCCGTGACGATCGAGTCGCGCAGGGTTCCGTCGCGCAGCAGCGGTGCGTCCGGCGGGTATCCGAGCCTGGCCTTTTCCGCTTCCGTGCTCTCGGCAAGCGGTTCCCATAAAGGATAAGGACCAGCGGCCTCCTGATACTCTCCGATGCGTTCTTTCGCGTCTTCCTGCACAACACGCGCCGCGAGCGCCATGCTGTTTTCCATCGCGGCGAGCGTGCGTACAGTGTTCACCGACAGCACAGCAGCCAGCTCGGCAAGGCTATTGAGCTTTTTCGTCATGGATTTGGTTTCACGAACTGCATCGTGCGGGTGTCGAACTTGTTGCCATCCAACTCGGCGAGGATGATGCACCAGGCAGCGCGCGTTACCTCATCGATTTCGAAGGCAACATCGAAGGGAACGTTTTTACTGACGAGATAAAGGGCCTCCCTGATCGGGGCGGCCCGTATCAGTTTTTTATTGCTGCTTGTTCCTCTTCAGGATTGTGATCGCCGAAATGCTCCAACACCCCCAAGGACACGGCTGCGAGCCCCTCCTCGTCGAGGCGCTGAATTAGCGCTTCAATCTGGCCCTTGTTCGAAGGCGGCGGAACCGGCATGCCGTCAATGGCCGCGACGAAAATTATCGGCAATACCATCCTCATATAGACCGGATTGTTGGCGGTTTCACCGCCCAGAGCTTCAACGAGACGGAACTGTTGCACCGGGCTAGGTTTGCGCAACGTGATCGTGCGGTTGCGCGCATCGTGAATCGTGTGCTCCTGGACGGCCTTTGCGACGGCTTGCTCGCTTGGAGTAGGAGAAGTGCGAAGCGGCTTTACTGTGACTTTTTTATTCATGATCAGCTGCCCGACAACAGGATCTTATGGGATGCGCGCCAGCTGACCTTCTGCACGACCTTGTCCAGACCCTTGTAGGTACCGTCGTCATCAAGCGCCAGATCGACGCCGATGTACTGATGCTGCGAAACGGTGCCGTTCATGTTGTTGATGGTATGCGTGATAAACACGTCTTCAGGCGGCAAGTTGGCAAAGAAATTGGCTTCCTTGTTGGCGAAGTAATCCGTCACGCTGGAATCTTCGCGATCGAATTCGAAGGTCCCCTCGTGGCCGTTCGGCAGACTGCGGAAGCGTGTCTCGCCGTCGATGGTTTCGGATTCCAGCTTCTTGGTACGAGGCTTCGTGTCGAAGCTGATCATGCCGTTGAAGTTCACGGTGCCCTGGATCGAGTCCCGGATGGTCAGTTGTGCACCGTCGCGGCCTACGTTGAATGAATTAGCGCCCATTTAAGCTCCTGAAAATGGATGCGCCCCGTGAGGGGCGCGGTGTTTATGCGTTCTTGACGTCGACGTTGACCGTGCTTCCGCCTTGCAGCGAGATCACGAACACGCGTACGATCGACAGATAAGTGACCTTGACCAGGCACTGCATAAGGCCGACTGCAACCTGGTTGCTTGGGTTGTTTCCGGCATCTATCTGCACCGAGAACGGCACCTTCGTCGGGTCGTTCACATCGCCGATGTACCCATTCACCTGCCAGATCGATGTCAGGAAAGCGTTGATGGCGTCCTTGACCTCTTTGCGCAGGTCGTCCGTCTGCGGGTTGCCGATCACATAGCCGAAGTTCGAACCCAGCGACAGCGCCAGGAAGTTCGTCATCGTGGTGTACGCCTCGCTGTTGGTCGCGTCGTACGTGGACGTGTTCATGTCCGTCTGGAAGGCGAAGTAATTGCCGCCCGGCGCTGGGTTAGCGAGGTAATCGAGTCGCCCTTGCAAAGCGGCCAGGGCCTCGTTGCTGGCGTACGGTACGTTCTGCACCGAGCGCTGCGTACCGATCAGGCCATTTACTGGCTTGTTCAGCGTCGATTGGTTCGGCGCGAGATTCGCGCGCATCGGTCCCCAGAATGTCATCGGGCCGAGCAGGCGCTGCACATTGTTGACGGTGTCCTGCCAGTACACCCAGTCGCCGACCAGTTGCTTGAAGCTATAGGCATCCACGCCCGCAGTGGCCAGCGCCGAAGCCGTGGAACTGACGGACAGGCCGGGTGTGCCCTGACCGCCGCCGAAGATCCCGTTCAGCGCGCAGAAGGCGGCAATCGTGCTCCACTGCGATGGCGTCGAATGGTCGACCAGGTTCATGGTCTGAATGCTTGTGCCCTGCAGGGCGTACATGCTCGTCGGCGGCGTCGAGTTCGAGCCCACCAGCGTGGTGTCGGTCACGCCGGCCGCGCCGTCCGTTCCGCCCGAGAAAGTGGCAGTCGTGAGAGATGGTGCGGCTGCCGACGTACCGAGCGTCGCGACCACCAGCTGAGATGGGCCGCGAACGCCGGATTGTCCGTTGTTGATGGCGCTGACGAGATTTGTCCAGCAACCGACGCCCAACGTGTAAGAGCCGCCACTACCGCCACCACCGGAAAGAGTAGCCGTGGCTGACGCGTAACCAGTGCCCGGCTGAAGCACTACCGGTGCACCGAGACCCCAAACGACGTTTATCAGCGCGCCGGTACCAGATCCTGATGTGGAAATGACTGCTTGCGGGTTGGCGGGAATCGCGCCGCCGGAAAGCGAGCCGGCGCTTGCCACGGCGAGGCTTGTGATGACACCAGCGGACGCCGTCACGGTCAGGACTGTGCCGTTTTGAAGGGTGACCGTGTCGTTGGTAACGTAGCCGGTACCGCCCGATGCGCCACCGCCGCTGATGTTCGCGGAAACCGCCTTGAGCGTGGCCTGCATGATGGCCTGCGTGCCACCAGCCGCTGGCGCGCTGACGCTCACGTTCGGGACAGAAGTGTATCCAGTGCCTGCCGTGACAGAACCAGGGATGATGCCGACGCCGAGATTATCGTAAATCTCGGATGTGTAACCGGGCAGCGAGATCGTGCACTTGTACGTCGCCGGCTTGGTCCCGTTCGACATGGTCGCGGCAAGACTATTGCCAACGCTGCCGGTGTAATAACCAGTGAGCGTTACGCCAGTGACGTTCGAACCATCCTTGAGTGCCGACGTCGCAGCGGTATCGGTGCCATCCGTAACCCGAACGGAAATGTTGTTGTTCTGTCCGAGTTGAGATGCGACGGCGAGCGCAGTGCGGAGATCATATTTCCGGTTATTGACCGGACCGAGAACCATGTCGGCAATCTGCGAAGAACCGACAAGGACGGGCGCATTGACCGGACCCCATGAAGCCACGCCAACGAGGCCATAGCCGTTCGTCGAAACACCGGCGATTACCGGCGGCGGTGCCACAACCTGCGTATATACGCCAGGCGGAAGCGCGCCAGCGATATTGAGCTGGCCGTATTGGTAGATTTGCATTGACGTGCTCCAAATGAAAAAGCCGCCTCGGGGGCGGCTTCACGGACTGCGGAAGGAAGGTGTTATTTCGGTTGAATCTTGTGGCAGTGATGCCGGTTTTCGGAATCGAGCACTGCCTTGATTTCCGCGGCGTTCTTGATGTGCTGGCCACGCGTATATTCACCGAAAGGATGAATCACCACCAGTTCGAATTCCGGCTTTTCTTCTTCTAGAGCGATGCTCTGCTCCAGTTCGGTGTCTTGCGCCGGCGCGCTTTCTATTTTCCCCATGGCTGCTCCTAATATGTGCGGGTGGTTATAGGGTTTCCGTCGTCGTCTTCAAATGTCGCCTTCACAGCGACCACAGTGGCGACCTGCTGCGTGCTCGTCGTCGCGTATTCGACCTGATAGAGCAGATCGCGGCGGTAGATTCTTTCCTTCTGAACTTCATCGATCAACCTGCTGTCCTTGAAAAGGATATTGGCGCCGTAGCCGTCGACCATCGTCATATCGTGAATCTGGGCGAATGCTGAACGGATGGCTGCGCCGATAGTTGCCCGCACGTTGAAGTCACTGGTCCAGACCGAGATTCGGAACATCTCTTCGTTTCTTTCCCATTCGGTCGTTACCGTACCGGCTGTCCCCACACGGGCAACGATTGGCGTTAGGCCGGCCGGCAGCGTGATCACAGGCCCCGACGACGACGTACCGGGAAACTGGGCATTCAACAGTGCCGCTATCGCGGTGGCGATGCTCGTCATTGTGTCGCCCGACTGCACCGCATAGATATACGGCGCATTGTTCACCAGCAGCGCGAGGTTGTGCGCAGAGAATGGCGACGGCATCGCGCCACCCACCGTCACATTACTGCCTGACACGCTCAACGTAAGTGTCGGCGTGACGATCGACATCACCTTTTGCTTCGGCTGGAATCGCGTGGTGTTCCGCACCGACCCGCCCGTGAAGATGCTCACATGGGAGATTCCCTGCGGCAGGTCAGCATCGAGACTTGCAGGGAGCGGCCAACCGGGATAAATCCGAACATCATTTCCAGTGATGGAAGGATTGCTTTTGCCATTCGGATAGACGATTTTCTCAACCTGCAAGGACAAGGCCGTCATCACCTCGGTTACATCAGCCATTAGGCCTCCAGCCGCTCGCAGAGCAGGGCATAACCGAGCGAATTCCAATACGGCGCAGTCACTTGATACCGAACTCCGAGATCATCTGTCACGATGTCGCGTGCATTGATCGTTCCGTTCGCAGCGCATGCTGCCGGTATGAAAACAGTCCAATCCGTTTTGTTTTGAGCATCGGCAGGCAGGCCCGTATCAGGACGGTTCCCACTCTTTTTCAACTGAATCGAAGCAGGCAGACCTGCGGCGACCGCAGTCTCGTTCGTGGCTTCAACACCTCCATACGAGATCGCACCGACGCCGGTTTGCGGATTCGGCCTAGTGATGCTGATGACTCGAGGGTATAAAAAACTCATCCGAAAGTCCTCGCACGCCACGGCATCAGCATCGCGCGCGTGTCGTCTGTCATCAGGGTGGATGCGAACTGCTCGATCTTGGTGTCGCCCGCCTGGAAGTTCTTGAGATTTCCAAGCCCTGGCGCATTCTGCTGCGCGGTCATCAGTTGGGCGCACGCCATTTTTATTTCGGTCGGCAGGTTTGCATACTGGAATCCCGCCACATACCGGACTTTGATTTCGCTGTAATAGGCCAGCATGACGCCTGCCGGTACCCACAATTGGCCGGTCTGCGCATCGATGCCGGCCGAAGTATTCGCTGGCCAGATCTCCCATGCCGGGGGGCCGCCGAACTTGCTGAGCGACGCCAGCAAATTGAAATTGTCCGTGTTGTAATTCGCCGCATCGCCACGGCGACCATAGGAATACCTACCCGTTCCGCCAATCACACGCGCCACGGGGACATTCGAAAGAGAGACTTCGCTGCGCATCTTCGGCAGATAGCGTTTTTCAGTGATGACCAATCCGGTTTCAATGGTGCATCCGCTGGCGTGCGCAAATTGCACGCCGTTCGGCACATTCGCCGCAGTCGACCCCAACGTCAGAACCTGCCCGACAATGCTGGTGACCTGCACGGCTTCCGCCAGCGAGGGGTTAGCCCGGTCCAGTACAACGACATCACCAACCTGAAGCATTGCTGCCGGGCCACTGACGGGAACCTGAATACCATTACCCGGTCCGAACCCCGCTGTTGCTTGGAACGTGAGCTCCGGCGCCAGCGCCGTCATATAGCACGGCTGTCCTGTCGAATCTGGCGTGTAGATCAATCCCGCAGGCCTGCGCAAATACGCATCGATCAGCACGCTTGCTTGCATGACAAGATCAGCATTCGCGGTTGCCGGCGCGCCATACGTCGCGTAATCGCCAGATTGGAGGTAACTCGAAGGCATCAGAAATCCGTCGGCAAGAGAATGGGAGAGCGCTTGGCAAGTTGCTTATCGAGCATGTAGCCGCCCAGATTGTCTGGAACTTCCGCGCAGCCAAACCGGAACGCGACAGAGAACATGCGCGGCTTTCCTTCGTCATCCATCCAGTCGGAAACCGGAAATTCGCAGCCGGGCTGAACATAGACTGTGTGACTCGGACTGTTCAGCTTTTCGGGCAGATAGATTTTCATGCGCTTTAAAGAAAAAGGGCCGCGAGATGAATCGCGGCCCTTGTCTTGCTATCGCCCGGATTACGGACGCTGCACCTGAATCACACTGTGAGCATAGGCTGCACCCTTGAAGATCAGAGTGTCGAATTTCACGCCAACGAACTGACCCGACAGATTGCCGACCAGGCCGAGTTGGAACAGACGCGGGTTAGGCGTGTATTCCTTGCCGGAGATTACAGGGATTTCCACTTCGCTTTCGCAAATGATCGCGGCGTAGTACCCCTTTGCATTCGACGGAGTTGCAGAGAACCCGTAGGCCGCTGTGCTGACTGCGGTAGTCGGCATGTACGGATCGGCGATCAGCGGCAATTTGCCAGCTTGAGTGCTGATTGCTGCCACCGTCACGCCTGCCACCACCTCCACGCTATCCAGCGTAATGCGGGAAGCCTTGGCTTCCTGATCGATGTAGTCGGCCAGGAGCGGGTTCAGGTAGATCGCGCTGATCTTGCCGGCGATGTTATAGGTCTGATTTGCCAGCATCGCCGCGACCTGCGACTTGATGCCGTCGATAATCGAGGCGCCGAGAGCGATAGTTGCTTGCTGAGTGATCTGAGACAGCGCACCCATCCATTCCAGCGTGGTCGGCGACGACATGGAGGTGTCGGAACCCGCCCAGAACATTGAGGCACGCTTGATCTCGATGGCCGAGATGATGTCATCCACATCCTTCGCCACCACCGACGCGAACTGACCTTGCTGCTCGGTCACGTCCTTGTCGAACAGCGACAGGTTTGACTGAGCAGTAACGGCCTTGATAAAGGCGGGACGTTCCACGCGGGTCGGGCCGGTTGCGGTGGCCGACAGGTTGCGCGGATCGACGGCGGAGGCAGATGCCAGAGCGGTCTGCTCGAAATAGCGATGCGGATGGCCGGTCGCGGGGCGCTGCTCGATGCGCTGCAAAGCAATGCTCGAACGACGCAACACGTCCATGATCTCGCGATCGAACTCCGGCACTTCAATCGCGCCGGTACCCAGAAAATCCGCTGCAGCATCAAGGCTCAGCAGTTTGGCTTCAACAGTCATTTTTTACTCCTGAAAAAGAAAAAGCCGCCTCGGGGGCGGCTTCGGGAGAAGCGGGAAGGTGTTACTGGCGTCCGGCGTCCATCAGACCGGAGTGACGCAGCTTGAGCTTCATCTCGATGGCCTTCTGGCCGTGGAGATTGGCTGCGTCGAGGACGGCGTTCACTTGGTCGGTGGTCAACTTGCCGTCTTTCATATCCTTTTCGCCGATGTTGGCCTTCGCCAGCAGGGTCTGGATGTTGGACGGCAGCGTTGCGCGCTCCGGAGCCTTTTCGCCGTTGAAGGCCTTGGCTTCGAGGTCCTTCAGCTTGGTACCGAGATCCTTGACGGAGGCTTCCAACTCGGCGTTCTTCTTCTCCATGGCGGCCTTTTCCTCGTCGGCTTTCTTGGCGGCAGCGGCTTCGACGCGGGCATCGGGCAGGTAGTCGTGATCGCGGTAGATCATCGGCACCTTGCCGGACACTGCCTCGGCGCACATATGGGCCGCGACCTTGCGCAGCACGCCAGCATGGCCTGCCTTGGCGTCGTTACCCACACCTGCGCGCTCCATCGCATCCGCTGCAGCGTTGATCGCGTCAACGTGCGGCTTCACCTGATCGATGATCGGGCCGGCGAGCGATGCGCCCTTGGCTTCGATGCCTTCGATCTTCTTTCCCTGCGCTTCGATTTGTGTCGCTAGGGGCTTGATTGCTTCGGCCAGCAAGGCCTGCATTTCTTCCTTGGTCATTTCAATTTCCTTTGAGGCCTCTGCGGCCAATGATGTGGTTCTGTATGCCGCCAAGTCCTTATAGAGGATTGCGGCGCCAGTGAACACGCAATAGTCGATTACCCACGGATCGGCATCCAGGTCCCGGATGCGGGCGTCGAGCTCATAGCTGAACCCGAGCGCTCCCTTTTCGGCCTTGATCTGCTTACATTCGTCTGGGAAGTCTTTTGCGTAAAGAAAACCTTCAATTTCAATGGCATCCCCGACGACATTTGCGCCGGTGATGATTCCGATCTTCTGCTTGCGATCGTGCCCTTCGAAGTCGGCCTTGAAATCCACGGCCATACCAAGCAGACTTGGAAGAGCTACCTCGGCAACATCCGTCGGCAGGTACGTGCGCGCCTTCGCTCCGCCAGGCGGCGCATCGCTGGGCTGATCAAGCCTCGTCAACACGCCACTGAATGGCATCCTGTTCGGATGATCAAAGACGACGGGGACCTGCAGCGACATCGCCTCGAACGAGAAATTCGCGGTGATGTGCCAGTCCGATGTATCGATGTCGAGCTCTTTGGCCCTGCGAACGATGCGGCGCCTTGCTTCCGAGCGCTCATCGTCAGACAGCCCGGATGCCCGATCGACCATGTCCCATGCCAATTTCGTATGGGTAGGGTCGTTGATTGGCAATTTCCGCTTACCTGGCACGGCGAAATGCTCGGCAGGCAGTGCGTCGCGGGCTGCTCGGTCAAGAGTCGACATCGATTCCCCTCTTACAGGAGCGCTTTCAGGCGCTGTACCGCATCGAGCACTTCACCTTCAGTAGTGCCTTCTGCCGTACGCAAGTGCGTCAGGAACTCACCGGCACGGACGTGCAGCATCTCCAAGGTGCCTGCGCGTGCGTAATCACCAGCGAATTTCGCCTTTTTGATTTCCGCGTCGACTATCTTGGTGAAACCTTCAACTTCGTGAATGGAAACGCCTGCAAGTGGCTCGGCGCCGTCGACTTGAGAAGCCCCTGTTTCGAGGGAAGTCGCTTCTTGTTCGGTCTGATCCACCGCAGCGGGCACGGCCTGAGCCGCGGCTTGCTCTTTGCGCGCCATGATTACGCAAGCGCCGTAATCGCGGCATTGATCGCCGTGAGATTACTGCCGGATGGGACATAGGTTGCCAGCCGGTTGAGTTTTGCCTTGATCTCAGCGATGTCATTATTGATGGACGACAGCATGCCTTGGCCATCTTCGTAGCCGACTGCGGCGGCTACGGTCTGCTGCTCTGTCGGCGTCAATTGCATGGCGGCGAGCGTGGAAAATGTGGTCATGTTGATTGCTCCTGTGTTGGATGGTTAAGTTACCGATCAAGCGTGAACGAGGACGTCGAACGTGCCGGAAGCGAGGGTATTGGCGGCCAAACGCGGTGTCAGGGTCACATTGAAGCCGGTGGTGGTCTTGCCGGATACGTACCAGGTCGCATCTTGTCCAGGGTTGACCATGACCGAATATGACGCGGGCAGAGCCAATGCCACCGCGACGGTTACCGACTGCCCTGCACCACCTCCAGCGGAATTGGCGACCCCTACCAGGTTGGCGAAGGTGACACGGTCTTTTTGTGCCTGAGCCGAGCCCGGCAAAACATCGATGGTATGAACGGGAAGTGACATGTGCGCTCCTATGTTGGGCAGTGCCCGAATGATCAAACGGCCAATGCGGCCACTGTGCAACTATTCCTTCGTAGGCATATCCGGATTGACCTGCTTCGCGCCGCGCGCCGCCTCGATTGCAATCTGCGCGTCTGCAAATGGCAAATCGCCCCAGTCGCTTTCCATCGGGGACCATCCTTTGCGTGCCCGGTACTCGTTTGGTGTGGTGCAGTTGTTCTTGTATTCCGTCTCGAAAACCTTCGCGAGATTCAACTCATCCTCGCGATCAAGGCCCAAGAATCGGAACTCGAGCTGGCTGAAGCCCAACCGCCCTTCAATTGCTTCGCGGGTCAGGTACGATTCGAAATTTGTCGCCGCCGGGATAATGGCGCTGTCCCAATCTCGATCGTCTGCGACTTCTGCGGTACTGCGGTTGACGTCAGCCTCGAGCGCAAGGTTCTGCGGGCTCAGCTCAAACGCCGTCGCAATCTCGCGCAGCAAGAATTCCTGATACTTCAGATAAAGCGCGTCGTCGGTCGCGCCGCGCAACTTGTGGACCTTAACCTCTTCGCCGCCGCCAAGCAGAGGTGTTTCGCCCTGCCCTTCAATCTCATTGCGCCACCAGCCGCGCATGCGGTCCAGCGTGTTCTGGTCGGCACCAAGGAACTGCAGCAGGTTCTCCGGCTGGCCATTGCTGGCCACATTACCGGCATAATCCGCCGCGCCAAGTTGACGATTGATCGAGTTGAACGCGATTTCCAAACATCCGTACCCGAAAGGGTTCTCGGTATTCGGATCCTTTCGGATATAGATCAGCTGATCATTTCGAAGCGGAATGCCGGAAATCCCGCCGACGTTTCCGTAGCCCAGGGTCTGGAGATAACGGGCCTCGTTCTTTTCACCGCTCCAGGCCGCATAAACCTGAATCGACAGTGCATCGACCGGCCACATCCACAGCGGCCGCATTTCGCTTGCGCCAATTTCCTGTTCGATCGCGCCGGCACCCCCAATGAGGTAATCCTCGACAGCCTGCTCAATCAAAGTGCGGAATGAATCGTCATTGTTCGGGCGCTGGAAGCATGCCGTCGCCACGGCGATCTGACGCTCGATTTCTGACGACATCTCAACATTTGCCTTCGGCCCGATCTCCCAATCGAGCTTTGCGATTGAGCTCTTGATGCGATTGATCGCACGGCGTGCATACGGCGTACGGCTGAACATTCGCAGATTTGAAGGTGTCGGCTTGATCAGCGGCCGGTCTTTCTGGTACCGATTACTTCCCAGATTCATCAGCCGCGCATAGGCCGTCGTCTCGCGAGAGGGAACCTTGCGCGTGCGCCCGGCCCAGATCATTTGCGCCACTCGATCGCCTGCCCAGTTCGCGATGCGCTGTGTGAGGCTCGATTTCTTCAAAATGTTTTCACTCGCTCAAAATGCCCACATCGGGCGCGCGATCGGCCAGCGCTCGGCAATCAGATAGCCCAACGCATCGGGCGCATGATCTTTTCCGGAAGATTTATCCGGCTCACCGTTCTTGTCGTACACCTGCTGCTCAAGGCATTCGGTCATTGTTGGGCAATTTTTGGTGTTCACCTGCAGACCGCGCTGCCCGACGCCATTCAGAACTTGAGCGTTGACAGCGTTCACGCGGTCTTTTACCGAAGGATTGGTTTTCCCAACCCGCACCGTGATACCGTGATCCCGCAAGATCTGCAGGTCTGACAGCGATGCGTTCACCGTCTTATGACTCTGACCACTGGCATCCGGATATGCCGTGATGTGATGGCCGGGGAATCGCTCGATCAACATCTGGGCCAGTGCCGGCGTATCCCTGACGCCGGTCAGCTCGGCCAGCACCATCGGATGGTCCATTCGATCCACGCAGATGATCGCCGTGCAGTTGTAGACGTTGAAGTCGATCCCAACATGCAACGGCTCTCCAGCGATGATTTCGGCGTCGGTATGGTTCAGCCTGCGGTCAAACTCCGGATAAACCGCCCCGCTCGTCAGGTTGACGAACAACCCTTCGAGGTACGCATCCAGCAGATTGGCCGGATAAATCGACCGCAATTGGTCGATATAACCATCCGGCAGGTATGGATTGCTCGACGTCGGCGCACGGTAGAGGACATATCCGTCTTTGGCGTCGCGCTCCCACGTCCGATAGACGAATCGGAAACCTTCCGGTGTCGTGGCGATCGCCAGCGTATTTTTCTCGCCGTCCGGCTTCTTCCGTCGGCAACGTGCAAGGCATTTGCGCCAAGCGTTCGCCGCCTTTTTCTCGTCTAGCGTATCGAACTCGTCGATGCCGCCGTCTGAAATCTCGAAGCCGACGATTCGGTCGGGGTTGTCGAGCGTGCGGAATATGCAACTGCCGCCCGTCGCTATCTTCAGTTCCTTGTCCGACTTGTTCAACTTGTGAGCGATTTTCATCGCGTCCAAGCGCTCTTCGAACTTCGGCCAGGCAATCAGGCTGATGAGGTCATACGTCGGCGCGAAATAGCCGACATTGAATTGCGGGTAGAGCAACTTCTTGATCATCAGCCGTGTGACCAATGCATCCGACTTGCCAGCACCAAAGCCGCCAACAAAAGCCGGGAACTGCGCGTCTGAAAATACGAAATTTTCCTGCGGCTCGGTCAGAGTCAGGTCGACGTTCAGTTCAACCGTCATCGCGCTTTGCCCGCTGCACCGTGATCCTGATCGCAGACGGCGGTGTTTCACCATCACCTTCGGCCAGTTCCTTGCGCGTCTTTTCCAGCATGGCGACGCGCGCCGTGAGACGATCGATCAGACCAGCGTAATCGCGCACCTTCAGATGGCGTTCATAGCGAGCAGTTACGTTCTCTGCACCATCCCGCTCGACCTCGCTCTCAAGCTCGGCCGTGTCGGCACGCTCCTGCTCCAGTTTCAGAGCACGCATCAACCTGATACGGGTAAGCCGCAATTCCTCATCAACACTACCAAGTTCCAACTCGCCGACAATCTTTTCCTCTTCAGGCGTCAGGAACGCGCTGTACAGCCCTCCCGGCTTGGCCGCATGCTTATTCCCCTTGTTGGCTTTGGCTGCGGCACCGCCGTGCAGGCGGCACCGTGTCGTGCCTTCGAGCGCGTGTCTTTTACAGTTCCCGCCGCTCCGAGTTCGCGCACCGCAGATAGGCATAAGCGGCTTCCTTTATGGGGTGTTTCCGCAAATCACATTTATGCAATGTTGCGAAACAAACAAGTGACGCGCCCTGCGCCGTTGAAGACTGGCATTGCGCCATGAAGGGGACGGCTTCCATGTCATGCGCATCTGCCGGGTTTTAAGGCACTGGCCGGCGTGGCCTATCTGTTACAACCAACCCCGGCAGACAACCATGATCTTGCTGCCGGCAGTGAGCGCAGTTGCTTTGCTGACCGTAAGGCCATTAGTTGCGGTGGTCATGAGAAGGCCGGTGTCGGAATTGCTGATGGCAACGCAACTCGGTGCGTTGGTGGTAAAACTTGTGGCAAAGGCGATCGTGCAGGAAGTGGCTGATCCGCCGGTTCCGACGGTGATCGTCATCGCCTCGTCACGGCCGGCAATGCTGGGCGATGTGCCGCACCCACTAGAGATAGTCGGCGCGCTTCCTACGCTAAGCGAATGGACAGAGGTGGTCGATGTGCCGGTGACCTGGAGTTTTGCGCCCGATCCGTTGTCGGCCGTGGCGCCAATGTAAGTATTTCCAGTAATGGCGTTCTGCGCGGTGCCATCTTCGTACAGGCAAAAGTGGGCCGTTGCGGAATTGACCTGACAGCGGAACCCTCCGTAGTTCGTAGCTATCGAAGCGCTCACATCCTGCGCGTTGTAGGCGAACACATTTCCGATCAACGACGAAGCGGTGATGCCGAAATCAAAGCCCTTCGCAGTGCTGATCGTCCCATGATTGGCCGTGATAACAGAATTGCAGCCAGTCCAGTTCGTAATCGTGGAACCGGATGTAATGTCAGCCAGCCCGCAGTGAACCGAAGCGCCGGAACCTACCGTGACTCCGGTGACATCAATAATCAGTTTTCCTTCGGACGCGATCGCCAGGTCTTGATTGTGATTGACGTGGTTGTATCCGAATACGCAAATGGTATGGCCAGGACTGCTTACGGTCGCAGACGTGCTATCCGTATAGCAATTGCCAAGAACGCCGGCATAGACCGCAGTGGAAGCGCTGGCAGCGTTGACGTGGAATTCACCGTCAAGTTCGTTGACATTCCCGCTCGTCGCAGTCGTGTTTGTGACAGTGTGCGTGACGGTACTGTTTTCCGTAACCGAGCCGGTTGCAGTCAGTGTCGAGACGGTCGCGGCACCCAGCGAATGCTTGCCATCGACGATCGTATCTGCAGACGAAAGCGTCGGGATGAGCAGCAGCAGGAGAAAGAGTCTCTTCAGCATGTCAAAAAGCTCCGCTGTAGGCAATTTCAATGCCCCATTCCGTATTGACGGTGTTCGGATATGCGATGGTGATCTGATCGCCATTCGGAAGAAGGAAAGGCGGATCGTAAATGTTGAGCGATGTTTTCGATCCAGTCATGTCCTGATTAATCAGACTGCCGTTGTAAGCCGCATCTAATGCGGAACCGATATTGGCAGTCAGCACATCACCAGAGGCGCCATTTGCCGCCAAGGTGAACTTGATCTGATGAATATTCACCTGCGCGTTCGGCGCAAACGCTTGCGAAACGGCGCCGCTGGCACCTTTGAAGCGCGCCCATTGAATGGCTGAATTCTGCATTTGCGGGCCTATAAATAAAAAAGCCCGCAATCCTTACGGAGGCGGGCGAATCCATCGACATCATCAACGGAGGAGACACTTGAATTGGTGATAGCGGCCGGTGCTGACCTCCGGCTGAATCTATTTAATGGCAGTATTCTTAGTGCCTGGGGAACCGATATTTGCTTTCACCGCCTCGGGACCGCACGGCGGACAAGCGTGCCAGCATGCGCATTCGCTATCAAGAGAGTTGGCTGGAATACCGTCTGCAGCCGGTACCATGTTCAGGGGCTGACACCCTGCCAACCAACTCACTTCATAACGCTTTAGCCAGACGACTAAATTTAGTCGTCTGAATAAAAAACACTTACTTTCTAGGAATCAACTTCCAACCGAGAATTTCCCTGTCACGCTCACGCTGCGTCATTGCAATACCCCGTGTGCTGGCAGACGGGAGGCTATGCGCCGGAACTCCCTGCGCTGTTCATCCCTCGCCAATTCGCAAAGTGCTTGCAGCCTAGCGCGCAGATCGTTCTGATGCTTCGGCTCGATGCATTCGACAATGGCTTCGATCACCATGTCGGTAGTCGGCGCGCGAGTCAGCATGCATACCTCCGTGGGTTGAGGGAGTCCGCTAACAGTAAGCGGCGGCGCCAGGTGGTTCCCGTGTTGGTCCGACACCGGACTGCGCAGAGGCCATGCAATGCGCTGCGGGGTCAATCCTCGCGGCTGTCAACCCTCAGGTTCGGGGACTGTTT